TTCTTTCTGAGCATTCTGTTTGTTATTTTCTTTTTCTTTGGTGATCTGAAAGTTGATGCGGATTCCATGTTGTATAAACATAGAGCGGCCGCCAAAACGTGGTCGTCATGGTGACCGGGGGCAGCCGCGGGCTTGCCCTTTTCGTCAACAACGAAGACCTTCATTTCGTGTAAAATGTCGACATCGGGAATATCGAAGTTCCGATCCATCAATTCGGCAGCCATATGGTCGATCAGAGTCTTCCTCGTGATCTTGTCGGTCTGCCAACCGAAGAACTTCTCAACCATGCCCGTCGAATTATTGACCTTTCTCCGTTGGTATACGTGGACACCGGCCTCCAAAAGGTACTTAACGATGGCCAAACCGCTGTTATTGACCTCGGGGACTACGAAAGCACCCCCGTACCATGCGGCGGCGGCCTGAATCTCCTCGGCAAGGATGCCTATGTCCACCCGCGAATGGTGGACGGCAACCATGCGAGCTACGTGCCAATCCCCATTCCAGTCCTCATACGGGGCTTTCCAGACCTGCACGGAGTGATAATCGGGATCGGCGGCCAATCCTTGCATTTGTTGGTCTTCTCCAGTGCAGGTATCGACCCCGATGATGTATTTCGAGTCGTGCTCGGGCTCATCGTAGATCTTCCAACCCCCACCCTTGTCCCTGTGGAAGTTGACGGTCTTGTTTTCCTGCAAAGAAAGAGTGCCTGTAACGAAACTTTGGTTCTCGGCCGCGTCTGACATCTCCTTCAAGACGTCGATATGGAATCTCGGGCGGGATGACATGAGGAAACATTCCTCGGGGTCGCTCGGGTACTCCTGTCTAAACTTGCTTACGTCACCATTACACTTGTCTTGGAGCGTACGGCGTCTCCAATGCATGTTTTCCCAGGTGACGTCGAATCGTTCCATCTCGGATTTCTCGTCGTCGGTCAAAGAATCCTTGAAATCTTGAAGTTCAACTTTAGATTTGAACGGAACTTCGGAGTCATCGAACTCGAACCAAGCGGCAAATATCTTCGCCCACTCGTTATCTTGGACCCAAGTCCTGTAAAACCACCCGGCGGGGCCATTTGGCGTCGAATCGGCCACTACGAGGGATACGTTGTCCCCATCGTACAAAGACTGCAAATACCCCAATGCGGGGTCTCTCTCACCACCTAGAGGCCAAAAAGCGACCTCGGTCATGTTACCGACCTGAATTGTCCCGCTTCGACCGGCATTTTTGGATCCTGCGGTCTCTTTTCCGTAAACGCTTTTGCTGACTAGCCTGATCTCGTCGGCGAGACTTCCACCGTCCTCGAGGTTTGTTCCGAAATCGTTCCATGGGAACGCGTCGTTTTCCGCATATCTCCTGTATATCTCGAAAACTTTGTCCGACGTTCCCGCTATGTCCCCCATCAGACTCCCGCTGAGGTTCTCGTGCTTCCTCATGTGGTGGTATGTCAGGGCTTGAGCGCATGTGCTCGCCCCCTTCTGACGGGGTTTCAGGATGATCATTTTGCATGGTTTGCCTTCTATTTGGCATTTGCGGTAGTGCGCGAACATGCGCTTCTGCAAAGTATTGGGTGCAGGCTTGATATCCTTGCCCCGTTTGTCCTTGATGACCGCAAAAGTGCTGAACCACACCTCCGGGTCGATTCTTATGAGGTCTTGGAGCTGTTGCTCTTTTTCGGTCATTTATTTCGGGGGTGGTTACCAGTTCCTGGATTCTTACGCTTGGTTGTGTAGTATCTTCCGTCCGCTCGTTTTTCGAGGGCGTACCCCATCTTTGCGTCGGCATCCACGCCTTTCTGAAAAGTAGGATGCTTGCGCCCTTTTAAGAGTCGGCCCGACTTAGGCTCTCTGGAGGGCCAATGCCCCCCAGCATCTGCCTTCAAGCCAGACTTCCGAGCCGTTCTGTAATCATAATCCTCGCCTTCGGGGTCAAAGGCTCCAGGGCGCGGATCTCCGGCTTTATGCTTTCGGTCGGTCATCTTTTACAATTTTTCTAACTCGGTTAATCCGGCGAGCGCGTTCTATCCGCTTGAGAATCTCCGCGTCGCTATTAAGTTTCTTGATCGTAGCCAGATCCCACATCACAAATCATCCAGCGACCTGGGTTTGTCGACCCGGTGAAAGTTGCTAAGCCCCAGCTTGGGGTCTTTTCCGTAGCCCGCCATAGGAGACATGGCTATTCCGGGGGTACCATCCTTCTCCTCCCTCTTCGGGGGAGCATTCCATCTTTCGGTGTTAATCTTGGGCTTGGGCTCGTACATAGGCATGGGCTTGCCGTCCAGGGTCTGGCCCGTTTCCCAGGGAATCGAGGTTCTTGGGAACTGGTGATTGGCGGGGTCGGGCCACCCTAGCTTAGGGAACCGGGGGTAATGTTTAGGATTCAGTGAGTCTGAAAGCATGCGTGCCTCAAGGGAGTTCCGCATCACATCTTTCATTTGATCCGAAAGAACGGGATTCTTTATATTCAAGACATGGTCCATCTTGTAATTGGAGTGCGTCTCGAACGGGCTCACCCCTCGGAGTAGGTTAAGGGGGCGGAATTTAGTGCGATGGCTAGCGCCCGTTACCTCGGTGTCCAACTGAAGGGGTTGTGAGACATGCATGTTCGGGTGGTCCTTGTGCTGCCACTCGAGAGAAGTATTTACGCTAAACGGCTTGTCTATGGACTTGAAGTTATTACTGAAGTTTTCCCGGGGTAGTTTATTCAAGAAACCGGAAACAACCGGGTCGGCAGCCCTACGGGCGGCTTCTTCAACCGCAATATTGGCGGGAGCCATGACGGTGGGCTCCAATACCTTGTCATACACCCCTTTGACTAATTTGAAAGGAGCTTTTATTACCTTTTCAGGGGTTACCCCTTTCTGCGGCTTGTAGGGCCCATCCCCCCATTTCCTACTCATCGTCGTCCTCCAAGTCGAAATCCTGCTCGAATTCGACCTCCGTACCGCAGAATCGTTCGATAACACCTATGGCGACCTGAGCCATGGTGATGTCATCCAAATCGGATTCCTCGTACCAGCGGACGAAGACCGCGGATAGCTCGTTTTCGAACATTTCTTCCTGTGATAAATTGTTTTTATGCATATCTATTAGGCCCTGTAAACAGGCCTGCGGGTTTTTTGTCGTTCTTTGCTACATTATTCATCATCCAATCCTCTATTGCTGAGTTGTGCTTGTCCCACCACTCTTTAGGTTGGGTAGATTGAAAGTGCCGGAAATCTTCGTAAATATCGGGATTATTTTTCCTAAACTTGTTTTTTAAACCGTCCAACCCCCACCCTTCTGGTGGAGCCCCTTCTTGTAATAGTTTTATTATTGCCTGCGCATCTTCTCGACTAAACGGCGTGGTTCTAGGTTTTGGCACTTCTTGTAGTGCTTGTTCTTGAAGTTGCTCCTCGCTTCGGGGTATCCCCATATCCGCGTAGCTTTTTCTTAAGTGGTCTTTTACGCTTTTCAGGCGGTGGTTATAACTTCCTTCCGAGGGGTAGTTATTCTGGAACCAGTCTCTAATTCTTTCGTTTGTTTTGGCTGTCCATTCTATGTCTTCTGAGAAATATTTAGCTCTTTCGGGATCCATACCGCTCGGCACTTTTAAGCCTGGTACCTGTTTTGTCACCGCATCATCTATATAATAACTTTCGGCAAGGTAACCTGAGTGATCAAGCTCTTCGTTTACCATTGCCCGTTTATTTGGGTTTTGAGGTATGTCTTTTATAAATATTGGCGTGCGGCCATTCATTGTAGGGGCTCCTGTATCGACATACCCCCCTGTATTTTCATTAAAAATATTTTGGTTACGCTTACCCGAAGGTATTAGAGATTTGTCGTGGCTACCTCTTTTATGATCAGGCGGCAGCTCGTAGATAGGGTTCATTGTGTGAACATCTAGCGACTTGTTTCCAAATCTATAAGGTACTTTACCAGGCCGGGGGTCCGTAACATGCTTGTAGGAGCGAGCTTCTGCGGCTCGTGCGTCAATACCTCCCGGATACCCCTCATAGGCATACTCGGAGCCGGCTGCGGGACTTTTAAAAGATGCACTGTCTACGTCGTCGACCCCATGCCACTGAGACATGTAGGCTTTTGGATCGTTTTTTGGATAAGTCATCCTAGATCCGGGATGAGAAGACGAACGGTGCTTGTCAGTAAATTCTAATAGCTCCGAAGGTTTTTTGAGACTACTTTCTATTGTCCCTAATTGAATAGTTTTACTCATTTTCGAGTTCTAGGGGTGCTTCCTGTACCGCCTCGGCGTATATATCGATGATATTTGCCAGGTCTTGGCCCGATTCCTTCAATCTGAGCATAACTTCGGCCGGTGAGACGGTGTGATTCGTCTCTTTGGTCATCGTAATGTCGTGTCTGGTGGCTGGTTTCCCGAATCCGTACTCCAAAGTCATTCGGGCGGCGGCTAGCCGGGTGCTGTGGTCGGGAACTTCCTCGTATTCGACCCCTCTTTCGCCGTCATCGCGGTTTCTGCGGACGACATGGGTCGCTTTCATACCATTTCGGAGGACGCCAGCCGCGCTGGCGAAGTCATCCTCCTCCATGAAGCGGTGGATGTCCTCCTGCATGTATTTTCTGCTAGGTTTTTTGGCCATATGGGTTCCCTAATGGGTGAAATTTCATTTTTAAGGTACCCTAGGGAGGTGGGGGTGGCTATCGGTTGTAAATTATGCTTGGTATATCCGGCATAACACTAATCGGTTGCTAAAATATTAGTATTCAAGCGCCTAAACCCTGGTTGCTGCATCCTCTGGAATGCAAAAGGAAGGGAGACCCCCTTACTTTTTTATATATCAATCTCATGTACGAGTTCGAGTGATAGTTTGGTACCTCGGGGGGTAGGGGTGGGCTTTGCCTTGGGGATCGAGTCATCTCGGGGTCAAGGACGAAGGCAATGTCGATCAAGACATTGTCGATCAACAACTTGCATCCCTCGGGGATGCGGACTCTTAGTCTGCTCGGGGGTTCGCCTCGGCGAATCCCCTATAACCCCATGGATTCTTTAAGAAAGAATTTATGGGGCGAGCAGGTTTAAATCCACCGCTTCCTGCGGTCACTTAAATGATAGTACGCAGACTAAAAGCCACCACGGTTGCGAGAATTAAAGAGGCGGAGTGTGGAATCCAAGACGCTTGTCGTCCATTTAAGGGGTCGCAAGCATCTACGCTTTCTTCTCGATCAACACGTGATGGCTAAAAGATGAGCAGTTTAAGGACATTGCTCAGGTCTCAAGGTTATGGTCTAAAGGTTAACGTTTGCCCATGAGTACACGGGTCGTGGATACGGGATAGTAACCCCGTAACTGTTTCGAGATGGCGGGCACCTTCGAGTTCTTCTCGATCTCTCGGGCGATTCCCTCGACGTGCATCTCCGCTTTAAGGCGGGCGATCTTGGCAACCAAGTCAGCCTTTTGGGCTTCCAAGGTTATGGCGTTAAGCTCGTCTTCGAGCTTTGATATTGCGTATGCGAATGCGTTGGTGTTCATGTTTCCTCCGTGGTGTGAATGTAAAGGTGGTGCCCCGCCCTGCCTAAGCAGGACGGGACGTGATAGTGCCCCCCGTTAGGGCATGCGGGGGACGAGACGGGTAATCCCGTCGTTGCCTACCCGCTCCCGTACGTCCAAGGTGCGAACGATGGGATCCTTAGCCTTCTGAAGAAGGCTGTGGATCTTTTCGTTCAGCTCCTTGCCGTCCAATTTCTCGCCCCCCTTGGGGAAGAAATCTCCAAGATCAAGATGGGTGAAGGCCTTGATCAGGAAAGGGAGAGCACGAGTGCTCGGCTGATAGCTAAGCTTGACGCTCCCCATTGCGGGTGGTTGCTCCCAATAAAGGACGAGTTCCCCGTTAGGGCTGATCCACGAGTTGGCGAGGGTATAGTCTCCGCTTCCTGCGGATAAGGTTGCTACTGTAGGTAATGGCATGATAGATGTCTCCTTGGTTTGGAGTTGCGAGGGATGCTGTTTCCCCCCTGCCTGCCTAGACAGAGGAGAGGAAGAAGAACACTCTCCCTCCCTCACAATTGATCCATCAAAGGGAAAGCGAGCTTGCTCGCCCTAATTCCCCCCGCCCACGGCGGGC